CACTAGCAAAAGAATTACTTGGAATCATTCGCTCAAAGTTTGATAATATTCCATATCCAGATGGACAAATTCGTTTAGATGGAGATAAGCTACGTAAAGAAGGTGCAGATGAAAAAGCACTTCTAATTAAAGAACTTCAAGATACGCTTGATGAAACTGGGCTACGAGCACAGATGAAAAAGCAGATGGAAAATGCACAAGCGATGCAACAAATGTTTAGTAAAGTTCCAACTCTTATTTACGTAGGCTAATACATGGCACGTTTCGTCAATCAGCGGGATTTTGAATTCATACAACACATCACTCGTGAACTTATTGATGAAACGATGGATGTGGGTGTAGTATTGTATAAACTTGTCGTAGAAGCAACCAAGGTCAATATCTATGGTGAAAGCACAGTCAAGCCACGATACACGCCAGTGAAAGTAAACGCCATAGTCAATTACAATAAGAATACAGTAAGTTCTGGGGACGGATTTGGCATAGACCAACAACAAAGAGTAGACTTCAGATTCGCAAGAAGAATGTTACAAGAAGTCAACACCTATCCAGAAATCGGTGACATTATTGGATATAATAGTCACTATTATGAAATCAACAATATCCAAGAAACTCAATTGATTGCGGGCAAACCAGGATTCAACACAGCAATTATCTGCGTTGCACATCTAACTCGTCGTACAAGTATCGATATTGAGGAGGCACAAGTATGACATTTGACCCAGAACGCAAGGAACCAGTCAAGATAGTAAACGATAATCAGCAAACACAACGTGTTCAAAATCGTGCAGATGATACGACAAATGATGCTGCTCCTATAAAAGTAACACTATATACGGTAGATAATGCGATTATCAAATACCTGTCAGATAGAATTAAACCTGTGGTTACCCAAAACGGCAATCAAGTAAACGTCCCGATTATATACGGCAACCCAGAACGTTGGAAAAGTGCTCAACGGGATGGCGTATTGCGTGATTCTATTGGAAAAGTTCAATTACCAATGTTGCTAATCCGCAGAACGGCAATGAAAAAGACAGGAATTAATTCCCCAGTTAACAAGTACTATGACCGTACTTTTTATACAGGATGGAACCGCAGAACACCATATGACAGATTTAATCTAGTAAACGGAATTACCCCAAGTAGAGAATATTACGTCACCACAGCAGCACCAGACTATTATGAATTCACATACAAGTGTATGATTTGGACTGAATATATGGAGCAAATGAACGCTGTTGTGGAAAACATATCATTCGAAAGTGATGAATTCTGGGGAGAACAAAATAGCTATAAGTTCCGCACTATTATTGATTCGTTTGAACCACTTACCGAATTACCAAGTAGTAATGATAGAGTGGTCCGTACCCAATTCGATATGACCGTATATGCATACCTATTGCCAGAGTCTCAATTGGATGTTGGGCATAATAGAGGGGTTCTAACTCGTAAGAAATACGGGGTCAAAAAAGTCGTAACTTTTACTGAAATTGAAGATTAATAATTGATGTTTGGGTAAAAAAACTGATATTTATAATACGAGTTGTATTATATTCAAAAGGGGTTACTATGACTAAAATTTCTGAAGATGATTTGAAGGAAATCAATGACCTTCGATTAAAGATAAACAAAAGTATTGGAGAGGCGGGACAGGCAACACTCCAAATCAAGATGTTACAGGAAGATATCAAGAAGCTCGAAAATAGAATTAACGAAGAATCCGTAGCATTTCAGAAGTTTATTGATGAAGAACAACAGTTGGTCAAACGGTTATCTGAAAAATATGGAACTGGCTCAATCGATTTTGAGACAGGAGAATTTACACCAGAAAAATAAACAAATTTAGTTTGGAGACTACCGTATGGCAGAAAGAATCGTGTCACCAGGCGTGTTCACGCAAGAACGTGACCTCTCATTCCTTCCCGAAGGAATTGCGCAAATTGGAGCAGCGTTCATTGGTCCGACCACAAAAGGACCAGCATTTATTCCTACCCAAGTGCAAGGTATTGATGGGTTCGTGACCGCCTTCGGTGAACCTGACGGTACCTCCTATATGGGGTATGCAGTTAAGAATTATTTACAAGAAGCAGGTTCAGCAACAATCGTTCGTGTACTTGGAACTGCTGGCTACTCTAAGTCAGTCGTAAATGTATTTGCAACTGGTTCAAATGGACAAAAGTTGCTTGCAGTCCTTCACCCAACTATTAGTGGAAGCACCATTTCAGGTGTACAAATGAACGGAGTAGCAACATCAAGCTTCGGATTATTCATTATCAGTGATGTAAATGGCTCAACCACTTCAAGTGGATTGAATGCATCGGAAACCAGTACATCATATATCGCAAAATACTTCGGCACCGATGCAAGAACCGAATCATCAAATAATGCATATGTGTACGCTTCGTTCCCAAATGCAGTTTCACAAGCAGGAAACAGCGTAACCATCACCGCATCACTTGCAACACTTGACTTGACCAACAATGCAAATGCAGTGGTCCAAGATTCAGAATATAGTAATGCAACCACACCATGGATTCAATCACAAACCATCGGTGCTGGTCCAGTTGACTTGTTCAAGTTCCACACATTAGGTGATGGAAACTATGCAAATAGTGACATCAAGGTGTCTATCACAGGAATCACCCCATCTGGTTCATCAAACAGTAACTACGGAACATTCACCGTATTGGTACGTGACATCAACGATACCGACAACGCAACCAATGTTCTTGAAAGTTATGACAATGTAACACTTGACCCAGATAGTCCAAACTTCATTGCACGAGTCATTGGTAACAGTGTACCAACATATGATTCAAGCACTGGCGAAGTATACTATGTAGGCGACTTCAACAACACCTCTAAGTACATTCGTGTTGAAATGGCAGAAGGTGTCATTCCAGTTGGTGCAGTTCCTTACGGATTCGCAGGATTGTTCAGTGTAGCTAACGTCACACAAGCTCAAGTGACCTCAGCACCACTTGTAACTAGTCGTTGGTTAAATGCTGGTGTCTCTGGATACACCACTGCATCAGTAGACAAGAGATACTACTATGGATACGACTTCAACAGTACCACAGCATTGTCATCACTTGCACCAATTGCAACAACTTCAGTAACTGCTTCAATCGCATTTAACATTGAAAACCTTGCTGGAGAAGTTCCTATCGCAACCGCACCATTCTCACGCAGTATTGCATTGACTGGTGCAAATGGTCGCTCAGACGTAACCTATCGTCGCTTCACCGTTCCATTCCAAGGTGGCTTCGACGGATTAAATCCAGCACGTGAAATTGCAATGGGTGGTTCAATTGTAAGTACCAACTCACAAGGATTTGACCTCTCAACAGCAACCTCAGATGGTTCAAAGGCATATAAGAGAGGATTAACTGCAATCAGTAATCCAGATAACATTGACTTCAACCTCCTTGTAATTCCAGGCGTAATTCAACGTCTCCATAGTTACATTGCACAAGAAGCAATTGACCTCTGCGAAACCCGTGGTGATGCATTCTACCTCATGGACATCGGTGCATTGAATGACTCTGTATCAACCGTAACAGGCCAAGCAGAAGCATTAGACACCAACTACGCAGCAGCATACTTCCCATGGGTACGTGTCCTAGACACCAACACAAACAAGTTAATGTGGGCACCACCATCAACCGTGCTTCCAGAAGTATATGCATACAACGATAACGTTGGTGCAGAATGGTTCGCACCAGCAGGATTGAACCGTGGTGGAATTCCAGGCGCAGTCGGTGTCAAGACCCGTCTAAGTCAAGCATTACGTGATGAATTGTACGAATCAAAGGTCAACCCAATCGCACAATTCCCAAGTCAAGGTATCTGCGTATGGGGTCAAAAGACACTCCAAACACGCTCTTCAGCACTTGACCGTGTAAATGTTCGCCGCCTTCTTATCACAGTTAAGAAGTTCATCGCAAGTTCAGCACGTTACTTGGTCTTCGAACAAAACACCGAAGCAACCCGTAACCGCTTCTTGAACATCGTCAACCCATACCTTGCAGGTATCCAACAACGTTCGGGCTTAACTGCATTCCGTGTGGTCATGGACGAAACCAATAATACACCAGATATTATTGACCGCAACATCTTGGCTGGGGCAATCTATCTCCAACCAACCCGTACCGCAGAATTCATCAAGTTGGATTTCAACATTCTCCCAACTGGTGCAACCTTCGATACAATCTAATC